TCTCGGAGTAAATTGCCGATAGATCGGCTCAATCGGTTGTTGCTCCATTGTTGCCGTTTGTTGCACCGCTTCTCCTGATTGCTTCCTGCTTTTCTTTGCCATCCTAGTACCTCCGTTTTGGAATCCACCCGCCCTGCCGCTGTCTTAGATTGCGTCCGTGTTGGTACGCCTTTGGAGCCTGCTTAACAGGCTTAGGCTGTTCGCCGCTAACATGCTTCGGTTGCACCTCGATTTCACTAGGGGCTATGAGTTTGACCCCGCAGGCCTCCGAACCCGCAGCCGCCATGTAGGTCGCATCGAGCCAGTGGTTATTGCTGTCCTTAACCATCCAGTAGGTCTTAGCCCCCTTGCCCTCAGTGAACTTCGTTACCAATTCTTCCGCTGCGATGTGCTGCGCGTACTGGCTATGTCTGCGTTCTTCTTCAAGTGCAAACAACGAAAGCGAACCACGCCGAAGCATATTCGACTCATCGAATGTCGGAGTCATAAACCGTTCATGGATGAATTGCTTCCAATAGCTTGTGTCGAGCTCGTAAAGCCAGACGTTTGAGGACGGAAGCTTTTGAGCGTGAAGGTTGGCCCCTGCAATCGTCGTCGAAGTGGACTTAGCCTTTCGATGGTACGGATCTTGACCCTTACTAGGATGAAAGATCCCGCCAACCTCACGACAGAACTGGTAAGCCGCATTGGTGAATGCACCGGAATCCACAAAGCAAAAATCGATCGTTCTGCGAGTGCCTGTTGTGTCGCTGAATTCTTTGGTTAGCAACTCGTCCCGAAGGCTGAGCAACGCCTGATAGATCATAGGCTCGCTGGCTTCGTGATCCATGCTTTTATCCGTCCCGTAAACCTGATGGATGCCATAGTCGGCCACAACGCCTCCGGCCCCATGCCACCAAGAGGTTATGACCCAATGAAGGTAATACTTGCCTAAGTCGATCGCCGCTGTAAGTGCCACGGTATTTGCAGGCAACTGACGACGAACCAAACCGCTGATCCTCGACTCGACCAAGGCAGGAGTGATGCCAAGTCCCATCGGCCCGGCTTCCTCAGGTGGATCGTTGTCAATCTCGGTCGAAACCGCTTTTTGGCCTACGTCTGCGACTCGGTTGAAATACGATTGCACCGCTGACAATTCCATCGGCTCGCCGTCGCTGTGAGTCTTTTTGCTGTAGCTATGCGGATTGCTAACGACAGAACCACGCTCGATGTCATCTTGGTTGTCACGCCAGAAACGGAAAGCCTCCCGAGCGTCTGGATCTTCGTCTTTGCGTCCCTTCCGCATGTCGATGTACTTCTCGATTAAGTCCATCCGGTCAGGCTTAGTTACTAGCTTGCGGTATCGCTTGCCCCTCCAAGATGGCTTGATCTTCGGATCGGTGTAACGATACGCAATGCACTTGCGATTCTGGATTGTGCAAAGCATCACTCTAGGGATCCGCTCTGAGGACTGACCTAATCCCGCAATGTCCTGCTCGATTACCTCCTCGTTCTTCTCGATGGTCGTTTCGCTTGCTGCCGCTTCCCTATCCTCGATGTCGTCGATGATCGCAAGCGTAGGTCGTCTGCTTCGGTACTTAGTTCCACGGATCGCACCATCGATCCCAAGGGAGTAAAGCACTTGGCCACATGAAGCAGGCTCGATCTCCAATGGCCACCCTGGTAGTTGTTCTCTGGTGATCGTCGGGAACACAAAGAACTCAGGCCCGATGACGATATTGGTAGGCATTCCGCCGCAAGTCTGCATCCTGCCCCGGCTTGACCAACCGCCGACAGCCTGAAACGGAATTGCGATCTCAGGGTAATCCGCCGCGAAGATTTCGTTCTGCTGCAGTTGCTCAACGATGTCCCGAACTTCCTTTTTTGCTTTGTCGGCGTTCTTTCCGATGACTACCGGAAAGGTCGATAGATGCCGGATCATCAAGTAAAGAGCCGTGAGAATTGCAAGCGTCGTCTTGCCCTCGCCCCGTGGCCCTGCTATCGACTGATCCCCGCCGTACTTAGCAGCATCAATGATCGAATGCACCATCGCCAAGCGATCCTCAGTCCAGCTCTCGAAGAACTTTTCGGGAAAGTAGGTCGAGAGCCACAAAGCAGGATCAGACTCGCACTTGAGCCGACGAGCAGGATCGAGAGGTGGCGGAATGGTGATGTCGCGAAGCTTTAGCCTCTTTGCCTCTTTACGCTTCTTGTCCGCCTCCGCTTCCGTCATCTTCGGCATGTGAACCAACGATGCCGTGCTCGGATGCAATCCTAGCAAGGTCTCCAACTGAGACACGTTGAGCGAGTTCAAGAAGCTGAAGCCGTCGCTGTTCTTCACCTGCTTTCCTCTTTTCTTCGAGCTCCTCCCGCTTGCAATCTATCGCGTCCGCCGCAAGTAGCACCTTGGCAGCATCCACCGCTAGGTCGGGATCGGACAAGCATTGCATCAAAGCGGCCTTGATTGCCTTCTTGTCTACATCCCAGCCTTCGCGAATCGCTCGCCCAGCTAGCTTTACATCGCTCGTTTTTTCGATCTCCAAGCACTACTCCCCCTTTCCCCCACACAGGACAGGCAAGCAAGAAATTCATCTAGTTTTTCGGGCTAATGGTCTGCGTATCAAAACGCCAACCCGCCGGAAGTACCTTGAGATATGGGGGGCTTGTCCTCATCATGTTTGCTTCTCCTGCCACTCAGCATTCTTGCCACTCTTGACCCTGGTTATCTCAGTCCCGCTAGCCGAAGCGATCTCGACCGACCAATCATACCAACCAGGTCGAAGCAATCCAGTAACCGCCTTAGCTACATCAAATCGCAGCGTCACGTTTCCGCTTCCTGCATCAATGACAGTACCGCTTTGAATGAATGAATTAACCCCTTGGTCGTCCTCGTACCGCATCCCGAATTTACAGGTTGCCGTACCCGCCACGAATCCGCTAGGCAATGCAACCGTCCAAGAGAACGCTCTGCCGTTGGCATTTAGGTAATCATCCCCGATTATCAATGGGCTTGCCAACTGACCCGATTCTGTAACCGGAGTTGAAACCGTTACCGTCCCGCCTGCTTGGATTAATGCTGTCTGATCCCTGATCTCATCCAGAATCCCGCTCGATGGATCCGTTGGAGTTATCCCGCTCGTTGGTATGCCGAGGATCGACCTGATTGCTGTCCGTTCGTTGGCTGTCCAATCAGTCCCGCCACCTCCGCCACCGGATGGAGCCATCTCCAAAGCGATCGTATCGAAACGGAATTGCCCCGCTCCATCGGATTCGATCATGCTATCGAGCCTGCTAAGGGCTTGGGTACTTGCCACCGCTCCAGAAATTTCGCTCAAGGTAAACGTCAGGTTCGGGATCATCATGTATGCAGAGGTTGTGTCAGGCACAGTCGCCCATTGACCTGTCGCTGATCGTGTTCGGATCGTCGCGACTTTTGTCGAGCCAACATAATCCTCGACAAGCCCAACTTGATCTTGGCCCGTTCCGCTTCTGATGAAAACTAGCTGCCCGTTATAGGCATCGTCACTTGCTGACGCACTTGCGTTAAGCGTGATCGTGGTCGATGTACCACCTTGTGCTAGCCCTTCATTCACCGAGTTTCGGCCTGCGTCTGCAAGGATAACAAACTCGCTTGTGTTGTCTGGATTAACTCGCCAATCTCGATCAACTGTTGCAACCTTCGTCGAGCCGTTGTACTGCAGAATCAATCGAGCCTGCCCCGCTCCTGTTCCTGTCTCGATAAATATCAACCCAGGATCGTACTCGCCGTTAGTCGCACTTGCACCCGCATCGAGTTGTATCTGATTGTTTCCCGTCCCTGGCCCCTGTGCTGTCCCTGCCCGCACGATAACGCTAGCCAACTGCCGCAATCTTCGCCCCGCTGATGAAGCGATGTTGTGAGTTGCGCCGGTTAGCACTTCGTCCCATACCGCATTGGCAATCGGAGCCGTTACAAGAGCCAAGCCATCGCTTGCAAGCTTGTAGCCTGTCTTGTCGCCGTTTGTGTCAACATAGACCCGACCGCTAACGCTCGATTCCGATGTTACCACCGTTACGCTGGCCGGAATACAACCAGTCTTTTTGGCGATCAAAATGAACGAAGTATAGTTAGTCTCCGCTTGCGTTGGCGTGTAAACCACTACGCCATCGGTAGAGTACGCAGTCGTCCCGCCTCCGTCAGCCTCAGAACCGCCGAAAGGCAATATCCGAACCGTCACGCCAGATGTTTGCACAGCTCCATCGCTGATTTGCACAACAGCTCCAATCGCTATTCGCTGAGGACTCGTCGCATTTCTAGGATACATTTCCAGCCCCTATTAAACGTGAATTGTTTCGAGCCCAATAGCCTTTGAATCCGCCCGCCGCTTGCTCCGTGTACCTTCGCCTGCGTCTTAGTGGCATGTTACCGCGACCAATCCGATAAATATCAATCGCATCTTGAACACCGAACCACGGCCCGAACAAACGAACATCATCAACGAGCCCTTGGTAGCCACTCGAACTCGCCGTCGTGTTGCCCCAATTTCCGACACGAATATTGATCGCTCCCCCTGCTGATGAATTCGCATTCGCAGATGAAACCCTGCCATTAACCACCAAAGTACCGCTGGTAGACTGTCCGCGAATCATGACTACATGCGTCCAGTTTGTACTCGATGTGACTCCAGAGTCTCGGTAAACGTCAGGAAGATAGACTTGCACTGTTCCATTTCTGTTTGGCAACAAACCGAAATCAGGCACACCGCCATTGCCGATGCCAAAAGCCACTCTATTATCTGATGCCGCCGACGACGATTTAACCCAAATAGATACCGCCCATCCGTTTCGGTATGGCGAATTTGAAATCGAATCGACGTACTCAGAGCCAGTGAAATTAAGTGCAGATTTTCCGAAACTGGTTTGCCAGCTTGCCCCGGTAAACCCATTCATAACCCCCCAACTTTGCCGAACGCTAAAATCCCACAAACGAGCCCCGCCCATTGCAGGATTAAGCGACGGACACAGCCACAGAACATCGGGAAATAACCTCGGAAACATCGCCTCCGATGCCGACCGAGCAAAACCAGTTTGTACCGACGTATTAAGCCAAGTCACTACTCGATTACCTTATCGACAAGCGGAATGAGAATGACCCGCGAAGCGTTATCGGTTGCCGTTGTTTCGTCCCTGACCGCCACCCCTAAATTGTTGTCTGCAATCGGAGCAACGTAACGCCCGAT